AATAAGTGTTTTTGTGGTTATTTGCATAGAATTCATACTCATCTTAACATTGACACGATTATGATTATTTTTACTAGAATAATCATAATTGATCCCAACTGGAACAGCTTTGGCTCTTGTGTGCCTCCCACTTTTAATGGCTTTCTTGCGATCAGACGCCCATTGCGACAAAACACTACCAGTTGTTGATCTAGTACCTTGCCAACTACGACGTATATTTGAGCGGACATTGAAATCACGGTCAGGGCCAGTGTCGTTACGTATACGATTTGGTGTAGTATAAGCCCATGACCCAGGGCCAGTATATTTTAAACCATAATCATAGCCAACAACTCCAGTATTTGGGTCAAAGCTCTTAGCTTCCCCATGCTTAATAGTACCTTCTTTACGGCCAACTGTCAATGCACGCGAGAAGGCCTCACGTGTTGCTCGGCCTTTCTTTGTTGGTTTCTTTTTCTTACCAACAAGCGCAGGACTTGATTTTCTCATCCCAAGGAGTTTGGCTTGTAAACGCTTGAGAACTACAGGATTTTTAGGTGGCATTGCTAGCAGTGCTTCTTCAATAAATTTTTCTCTTTCTTTTTCGGGTTTCCCCTCTGTTAGATTAATGAGATAATTGAAAAACCTACCAGTACTGCGACCAATAGTATGTAGGGGACCAGAATCGCCAAATAAATCTTGAATCTTCTCTGCCAAGTAAGTTGCTCCTCGAGCAAATGCGTGGTCAAGTTCAGGGATGAGTCCGTGTTTGTGGTAATGGGTAGGGTCCTTTTCCCCTTTGATGTAATCAGCAATATCAGTCGTCTTAATGCGGCTGATTTCGTTTTCTTTGTTTGGATCGGACAACAACCCAAACTCAGTGGCTTTGGTTGTCCCTTGTCCACATTGTAGGTCTATCGCTGATAAAAATTTAAAACGATTATCCTGAAAATAATCAAGGAGTGGTGATGGTTCAACAAAAATGTCAAACCCAGTATACAATGATACTATTTTAGCATGGGGCTGTATTTCTGCACCAATAAGTTCACAATACTTACGGAAATAGGGTTCCCATGCTTTATTAAAATAATTCATGAGGTGAATGGATAATGCACGTTGTTGCGCAGCGTGCAAACTTCCATTGCTTAATTGTAAAGATTTAAAGGCCTTTTCACCATCCCCATAGGGTAGGTACATCTTTATAAAGCCTAAATCCACTTCAGCAGAAAGCATGTTGAAGTAACGATGGTTATTGATAAGATCAGGAGTTGCATTTGAATACAATATTGAAAAAGCGTTATAATTGTCTATTTGTAATTGATTAACATCAATTGGAACAAAAGGCACAAATTCAACATCATCACCAAAGATGTAGGCAATGAAATTTTTCTTGACCCAATAGTGGTCCTTATCTGGATATTGTTTAAATATTCCATAAGCAAGCATTATCATACCAATCATGGTATTCATGATTGATGTGAAGCCATTTCCTGAACCATTCTTTCCATTTTTGACACAAACATTTCCAATATGGTCAACCATCAATGAAGTTTTCAAGGATTCAAATAATGAGATGACCGACTTATGTTGGTCAGTTGTCGTTGTTCCGTAACGTGCAACAATTTTGGCAACATCCATTATCAACGGCCCAGAACATTTTGTCTCAAATGCTGATCCATCAAATGAATAGGCAAGCCTTCCTTTAGAGGCAATGTGCATGAGGTGGAAATTCCCAAGAAATAATGGCATACCTAGACTACTCCAGCTTTCACCGGTATGCGCTAGGTCATAAGAGCTCACAAATTGTTCATGGAAACGCCCAAGCAGTTCAACAACTGCAAGGACCCGATGAAAATCGTCTGCAAAGACAATTCTTGCTTTGCCACACTTTTCAGTTGGCACCAGTTCACCATATTTAGGGTTTGCACTGAAAAATTTTTGTTCAGGCTTACCATCAAGTAGTGATTGCATATAACGGGTATGTACGTCAATGAATCCTGGGGATTCAGTGACGGCACGCTTCGATGGATATCGAAGTTCATAAGGGTAACCAGGATTTGTATCAAGGTCAAGAAAGGTAAGCGCTTCAAGAGTGTCTATTTTAGGGCACGGTGCGCGAATCATTGTTGAAACCATTGACTCTACAAGCTGTAAAGCCTTCGAATAAGGTCCTGGATCTGGGTTAAATGCATTGGCATCAAGGAACTTATCGAAAGATCGTTTAAGGGTTGAGTGGTCAATGATAGGTTCAGAAAACTGCCTATATGGCCCACTAGGTCTAAGATTCCAAATACTTTCATCGATACGTTGAAACCACGGGTCATCAGTTGTTTGTTTAAAACAACCGACATCAGATAAACGTAAGTGCGGGGATCGCCGCACCCAAACTGTGCCGTTTGTCTCAATGACTTTAACCCCATGAACATTAGCCTGTTTGGCGAAATGCATGACGAATTGCATATCAGCTTCACTAAGTTTGCGATCTGCCTCGTGTACATCAGGTAAATTTCGAAGGGATTTGATCTGTTGTGGATCAGTGTACAATGGTAGCGATGATAAGTAGCTATGAGGGTACCCGCTACTGCTTTTGTGTAACTCTTGGACCAGATCATCTTTCTCCCCCGCAACCTGTAGGGACAATTCTTCTTGACTGGCCCCACACAGTTTAAATGCAATGTTTCTGTCATCTTATGTGTATGACAAGCATAAAAACCAAGTGGTGGCTTACACTCTTTAAGTTCTGCCATTATACCAACAGCTTGTATGTCTTGCTCTGACATCGCTAAACGCTTTGAATGAAGTTGAAGTTTTTCATCTTCAGAGGTTGGCTCAAGGATTGCACCTATTGGTATAAAAGCATTCTTTTTAGAACTAATAATATTACCAAGATGGTACCCAATAATTTCATTAACATCATTTAATAGTGGGGTACCACTGTCACCATATGATGTGTTAACGGTGTGTTGTTTACAAGCATAAATGCCTGAACCACGAATATAATGACCAGGGTTTTCGACAACACCACACATGAGCTTATCATGTGGTGTTCCAAGCCGGACAATAGCATGGACATTTGAAGTGAGTGTTGTTGTTTCACGCAATGGTTTTTTAATCGGTATTTGGCATGGGTAGAGCATCTCATCAGCCTGCTCAATTGACTTGCACTCACTACGTTTGATGGTAAGTGACGTTTCAATTTTATTTTCAATTGAGAGTATTGCTCGAACAGTGTCACTACCAAAGCCATGAGCACATATACGGAGGTATGTCTTATCCCCACGTTGAATATATGCTGCTTTTGATGTCCCAGCGCGCTCACATTTAATGTTAATAATTGATTCTTGGAAATTTAGCGACAAACCTTGGTTACTATTAACCATGGCTTCATTGTCGATTGGTTCATCTATGACATAAGCTGGTTTTGCTAAACCAAGTAATCGTCTCCTGATGACATTATCAAGGTCATAGTACATTGAAAAATAACCAGGTCCAGGTTTTGTGTGCTCCCAATCTTCAACACGATCTTTGGGTATATACTTTGGTATAAAATATTTTGCTTCTTTGTCAACGTAAACTTCACGGGTTGAGTGGAATTCATATGATTTACCAACTAAAATTAATTGGGCAAATTTTTTATACTCGTTACCAAAAAGACCATCTTGGCTAATATCAACATTCATGTCTTCTGCAGTTCCAAAGATATATGAACGGTGCTTCCCAAGAAGACTTTGTATGTCATCAATCCTTCGACGATATTCAGGGTCATTGATTTTCTTATCAATAGGGTTTGACTCAGTGACTTTTTCAGCATACTTCTTCATAGGGATCTCATCTGTAAGTTTCTGTCTAAGAATTTTAACATAATGTCGTTCCATATCTTGTTTAGCACGTATGTCGCGAAGGGCAATGATAATTGTACTCATAATCTGACGTGTTTCAGGATCTTGTAAGACATCAGTTGGTCGAACAGGACGATTGTAGATAACACGCTCAAGTTCATGACCATCAATTGTGAGTTTGCCATTACCACCGGCTCCAGGAACAAGTGGTGTGTATTTTTTACGATCTTTCGAACGAAACACAACTTGTGACTCAGTCTCCACTTCATCATCAATTTTTTCACCCTTCATGTATTTAATGAAGAGATAAAAAGCACTGCAAGCTATAACTGCTGCAAGTGCTTTACCAAAGTTGAGAAGTGTGAAACGGTCACGCCACTTGTTTTCACGGATGTAGGTCTCAAAACGTTGTTTGAGTGACGGAGTACGCGGACAATAACAATCAATACAAGCAATGACTTGGGCAGGTGGACCCATATATTTACCATTCAAACCACGATTCTGCATGGGTTTACAGTCACGATGATTATGGCAAACATAAACATCATTATATTGAATGAGATTCATGAACGACCGTTGATAGATTGTTAAACCATCAACTAATTCATAGACAGGTAGGCGCATGTCAACATTTGAAAGTTTCAATTTATCATTAAAACCAACATATGATAAAGCATCATAATCCAAAACAACTATTTGATTACAGTTGTTGAATAAAGCCTCATCATTCAATGATGACACCATTGGGATTGTTGAAAGAAGCCCATAAAACCGGTGACTAAGTAATTCAAGTGATGAACAGGTATAATCAAACACTTGATAACTTGTGAACGGTGATATGCGAACATAAAATGATGATTTCCGCTTAACAACTTTTAGTTCCGAAAATAATTGACAAACAGAAGGATCTGCGCCAAGAACATTTCGAATCTTTTGTTGTGAGAATTCACCATTTTGATTCTTCAATGACCCAGAAGTTAATTGATGAGTGAGGAACAATTCAAAATTTGTAAGGTTTTGATGCGACTCAAATTCTTTTATTTCCTGATCAATTTGTTCTTCACTCTCTTCAAAAAATGGTTCATTGCTTTTAGGTGTTTTGTTCTTAGGAGTAACATTTTTCTGAGTTTTCATTTCAAGCTCATTGAATTGATCAAACAAATTTTCACCGCGCTTAACCTCATCTTTGTGCTCAGGCGTTGTTGTAGGGGTGTAAGTGAATACACGCAACTTACCTTTTGGACCTGGATGATCTGGTACTGTTTCAACACAATGATTTTTGAGTGGGGGGGGTATTGGTTTTTTAACAGAAATAAAGGGTACTTTTGGTGCACCTTTTGGCATCCTAAGTGCATCATAAATATTTCCTTTTCCAGATTGTAAAGTGACTTCTGCACTATCAAATAAGACACTAACTGCATCTTCAGCTGCTCGAACACCAGCACTGTAAAAATTTAATTTTGCAAGGTCACCCTGTAGTGCAACGATATCACCTTGATAGAGGTTAACAATAAATATCATAGCACACCGATAAACAAGACGCAACAATGGGTGTGGTTTACCAGCTTGAAGCGCTATGTTACCGGTTTTCACTGGTTTTACTTCAATTGTTTTATCCTT